TGATGACCGGCAGGCTTTTAAGGATCGTCGCGGCAAGCTGCGACAGCATGTCCGCGGCCATCTTTGCAAGCGCCGGAGCGTTGCTTGAGATGGCGTTGATAATACTTTCAAACAAACCGAGCGCGGCGGACAGCAGTGCGGGCAGCACCTGCGGCAGGCTCTCGACAACGGCTCCGGCCAAAGCCCCGATGATTTTCGCTGCTTGTGCGGCAAGCTGGGGCAGGGCGTTTGTAATGCGCCCGCCGATATCGGTCAGCATTGCCGAAACGCTGTCTCCGACTTTGTCCCAATTTCCTGTTTGTATCGCTTCGGACGCCGATGTCGCCACTATGCGAAGATTATCTGCAAGTACACCCAAAGCAGGTGCGACCGCCGCACCCAGCGTCTGCGTCAGCGCTGTGCCGGTGGCTTTCAGCCGCTGCATCTTATCGTCGAACTCCCCGAGCGCTGTCACGCTTTCGTCGCTCAGAACCACGCCTAGCTCATTGGCTTCGTCTGCCAACCGGGACAGCTCGTCCGATCCGGCGGCAATCAGGGGATTGAGCTCCTTGGCATTCTTCCCGAAAAGCTGCATGGCCAGCGCGTCGCGTTCGGTTTCGTTCGTCACCTTTCCCAACGCGTCAATGGTATCCAGCCATACCTGTTTGCTGTTTTTCAGACTTCCGTCCGAATTCTTGATGGACACGCCAAGCGTCTTAAACGCCTCGGCCTGCGCGCCCGTTCCAGCCCGTGCCGAGTCCATGCTACGGGTGAGCTTGAACAAGGAATCCGTCATGGTTTCGAGCGGAACGTCCACAAACCGCGCGGCGTATTCCATCTCCTGCAGGGTCTTCGTGCTGATGCCCGTCTTATTCGACAGCGTGATGAGTTCGTCTGCCGCTTCGCCGGCGTCCAGCGTCATCTTGACCACGGCGGTTCCGGCAGCCGCGGCAGCAGCTCCCACCGCCGCAATCCCCACAGCGGCGGCTTTTCCGATGCCGCCCGCGATGTTTGAGAGGGCGCCGGTAAACTTGTGTGTCTTTTCAGCCGCGTTGTCTATCTCCCGCCCGGCGGCCTGCGCCTTGTCTCCGACGTCTGCGACCTTGTCGTCCGCGCGTTCCGCAGCGGAACCCATCTGAGCAAGTTCCTGCTCGAACTTATTGACCTCGCCTTCCGCCCTGGCGACCTCGCGGGTAAAGGCGCGGTACTGCTCGTCGGATATTTTTCCTGCCGCGAACTGCTGCTCCACCTGTGCCTGAGCCGCCCGAAGCGTCTCCAGTTTTTCCTTTGCGTTGGCCACGGCTTTTGCGAGCAGTTCCTGCTTCTGCGCGACGAGTTCGGCGTTGCCCGGATTGAGCTTGAGGAGGGAATCCACCTGTTTCAGCTCGCTCTGCAGGCTGCGCGCCTTTTTGTTGACGTCTTCGAGCGCCTTGCCGAGCCCCGTCGTGTTCGCGCCGATTTCAATCGTTATGCCCTTGATGCTTGCCGCCACAGGAATCCCTCCCTTCCGTTTTTTTTGCAACAAAAAAGGCCTTCGGTTGAAGACCTTTAAGCCTAAGAAATATTCAGAACCGATCCAATATATCGTGATGGCCGACGTCCGCAAGGACGATCATGTCATGGCCGTCATGGAACCATATCATTCGTATATCCATGTTGACGCTGCACTCAAATAAATCGGATGTGCCTTGTATACGCTTGGTTCTCAGCGACGGGTGCATGGGGTTTTCGCTCAAAAGCTTCAGTTTGTTTTTGAGCTGCGCCTTCTCGTCGGCGCTCAGCTTGTTGCAGCGCTTTTTGAACCTCTCTGTAAACGTAAAACGGTAAGCCATCTTCAGGACTCCAGCTCATCCATCAGGCTGTCGATACTGTCAAACACAGGCTGGGTTCCGCTCGCGATCTTTGTTTTTACCTCCTTGATCTCTTCCCGCAGCTCTTCAACGAGTTTTTTAGGGTATACGACCACGGGTATGAGCTGTATCACGCCGTCCTTTTCCGTAATTTCGAGCTTATCGCCTTCCTTGATGCCTAGTTTCGTCACCAGTTCTTTCGGTATCGTCACCTGCGACTTTGCGCGAAGCTCTGCCAGCATTGCATTCACCTCCTGTGATTATGGTAAGAAAATCATACTTTCTTACTGTTAGTATACCCAAAATCGAGCGAAAATGCAACGCTTACAACGCCAACAAATCGATATCTTTTTGCGTCGCGTCCTTCACCTTGCCTTTTTCATCAGTTAAAAAGCCCACATACGAAAGCAAGTCGGAGAAGGTCAGCTCGTCCAGTTCGTGGAACGAGAACCCCGCCGACTTGCCCAGGTACAGCGCGTCGCACCAGTCTACGCGTTTTGAGCTTCCTTCGGCTTCGCCACGCCCAGCATAAGAAAAAAATTGTCGTTCACCAGTTCCATCACGGTTTTGGAAGCTTCCACCGCGTCATATTCCTCCAGTGCGTCGCACCATTCCTCGTACGGCAAAATGCCCTTGTTTGCGGCGTACGCGAACGTCCAGAGCATCCTGCGGATGATGGCGGAAAACTCAAAGATATTTGTCCTTTGCAGCACGTCCAGCGCGTTCGTGCTGTCTATATCCTTGAACTCGCCCTGCAACTTCTCCATGTCCGCCAGCCTCTTAAGGTCGGCCTGAAAGCGCGCGTAGCGGTAGTAGTACATAAAGTTGGCCGATGGTTTCAGCGGCAGATCTGATCCATTTACTCGTATGGTTCTTAGCATCAGTTACTCCTCCTTACGGCGTGGGCGCGGCGAACTCATACACCGACGTGTAGAAGCCTGAATATGCCGTTTCGTTTTCCGGCGTCTTTACCAGCACCGCCTTGACCATGCCGTCAAGCTTCCGGGGTACGGCCACAAACGACAGCGTGTCCGTCGTCGGCTCGATCGTGCCCTTGACGGTGTTCGCGTCCACGTTCGGACGGGAGGCAAGACACTCGTAAAAAACGAACCGTCTCGGCTGCAAATCTCCCTGCACCTCGAACATCAGCGCGAACGGCGTCTGCACCGCGTCCATGTGCTCGAACAGCGCGCCGTTGTCGTCCTCGGTGAAACCGAGGCAGTCCTTCAAAAACGAAGGCGGGATGTCCGCGATGGTCATCTCGCCCTCGTAGCCCTGGTTTGCGTCTTTGGTAAAGTAGGCGACGTCGTCGGCGTAGAACTCCGCGCGCTCTCCCTTTGGTTTCAATGTCAGCGACACCTGCCCCGGAAACGGTACGGGTACCGCATACCCGGATTCGGTGACTTTGGCGTAATGGGCGTTTCGAAGCCCGAACTTGACTTTGTTATCCGGCATATGTTTGTCCTCCGATCAGCTGTATTTCATATATGACCTGAACGAGCTTTTCGCTCTCAAGGTACGTTTCGGCCTTGTCGTACACAAGGCCGTGTTCGTCAAAAATGCCCTCGAGCTTCTCCTCAAGGGCAAGGTCCTTTTTCTCCGTATACAGCTCCACCTGGTAGTTGTTCCGCTTCAGGTACACCTTCGAATCCGCCGCGAAGTTGTCCGAGTGCGAGAACACATAGACGATGTAGGGCGGGGCCTGCGGTTTTAAAAACGCGTTCCGTGCTACCGGAACACCGGCTTGAGATAGCATCTGCGCAAGGAAAGCGCTCATCCCTTCACCGCCTCCTCGATTTTCCTCTCAAACTCCGGCAGCAGCTTGTCACAGGCGGGGCGGATGTGCGGTTTTCCGGAGACCCTGCCGCCGTTTCGTTTCGCGTGGCCGTATTCGACAAGGTGGGCGATGGAGTAGCGCTTGGGGTTGCAAACCAGCTTGGCGTACCCTTCCCTCGACCGTGTGCGTTCGCCGAGTGGCCGGACGGTCCAGCCCTTGGCATATTTGCCTGTGCGTTTAGGTGCGGCCGCCCGGATTTCCCTGACCATGGCGTCCGCCGTGCTATCTACGATGCCGGGGATCGCTTCTTCCACTTCTTCGGTGTACTCAAGCATGGCTCCAATGATGGCGTCCGCCAGACCGTTTATATCTGTCATGCCGGTATTTCCTTACACATAAGAATGAGAGAGATGTTTCGCTCCCCGGGATTGATCACCGAAAGCACATCGAAAACCCGGCCTTCCGCCTTCCTGTATCGGATCGTGATCTTGGCCGTAACTTCCGCGTTTTCCTGTCTTGCGGCGAAGTACTCCCTGCCCGAAAGCGGCTCGATTGCCGCCCAGACGGTGGCGATGTCCGCCCATGCTTCCGATTGCTGCTTTAAGGCGTCCTCGGCAATCTCTTTTTTTCGCAACGTGACCCTATGCCTCAATTCCCCGATCCTCATCACCATTCATCCTTTCGGTAAACGAACAGCATGCCTCTGAGGGTATTTATGAGCGCCACGATATCGAGGCTCTCGCGCTGCTCGTACATCACGGAAACCGCGTAATATATGGCTTGCTTCACCGTTTCCGGTACTTCCTCAAACTCGCTTAGCGGGAAACGGAGGATACCGCCCACGATATCCTCCGCCGCCGTGATGAAGCTTTCAATCAGCGCGTCCTCGTCGCCGGATTCGACTCTTAACCACTCCTTCGTTTTTTCAAGCGTTACGATCAAGCGCGCCCATCTCCTACGACTTCATTT